GAGCGGGAGTTTTTGTGTTTTTGGGTGCCACACGTTTTACCACAGGCATGTGTACGATCCCGTCTACGACGACTGGACTACTCGTTATAACCGGTAGAGGATCCATGCAAGGGGGAGGAGATAGGAGATCAGATAACTTCGTGCACTTGTACAACCATTTGCGGAATTTGATTAAATCAAAATCAGGCAACTGTTGCTCAACGTCCACTTCCATCCAATCTCGGTAATCATTTGGGAACTGCGAGTTTTCACCATACTTAGCAAACCAGACATTGTTAAAATTAACAAAGTCATATTTACCAGCTGCCAACTCGACAACACGTGATACAAACTCTCCCAAAATGGGTGTGTTTTTGTCCATAAGCCAATAAGCATAGGCTTTATCAAACAACTTTCTCTCCCTGGTGATATTATCAGGGAGCCCTACACAAGTATGAAACTTGCTCAAGGCTCTCTTTATATCCCCATGGGAAACAGCATCTCCGAACCAGACCTCTGGTCCGAACACTCTGTTAAGAAATTTGACTCCGCCTAGCCCTCTGGGAATTATCTCCACTTCCAGAGACAATCCACATCGTTTACCAGCCAATGTAAATACCTTAGCAGGGATATCAACATTATAAGTATCATCCCCACTCACCACACCAATCTTATTGTACGCCTCCCTAGGAGACATCGTTTCACCATGTTTACCGCGCATAGATCTATAAGCAACAAACACACAATAGGCCATGCGCAAAGTGTTAAAGTCAGTAGTATCCATAGCTCCTGATAACTGAGCTAACTCAGGATCATAAGCATACGATTGCTCACCAACTCTAACAGCACACTTTCTATTGTGGTTCTTATTATAGATCTCCTTAAAAGATGTTTTATACTCATCTTTAAGGAACGCCATAGCAAAACAAACATCAACATACCTTAACAGCTCATTAATAGACCCGTCCATTCTGGATACGTCAGACTGGCTACCAAATTGTGCTTTCAAACAAATCTCAACTACCCTATGGGCAATATCTTCAGGTGTTTTAGCTGACCCATACCAGTGCAGATTTACAAGACCATGCTTCAAAGCTTTAAGATAACAAGCATATGTAATCTTGTCAGGCCCCGGTATTTGAGTAATCAAACGGGGATCCGAACATTTTCCATATGCTTCTCTCTTAAGCATTACATCACAAACCTTGTTCCATACACTGGACATCAACCAAACAGCCATCTCGAAGATATTCTTCTGAGACCGTTTCTCCAGAGATTCATAAACCTCATCAAGCTCAATCGGTATAACACTGCCAGCCAACCCAAAATTGACAGGGTCCGCAACAATTTCTGCCACGAACTCATGAACCAATCTGGTATTAGTCCTAGTTAAGTTTACCTTAGACTTTACCTTCTCTATCCTACCTTCCACTCCCTTCTTAGCATTCGCCATTGTCATTGAAGGAGCAAAGGCTCCATCTACAATGGGTTCCATGAATGCAGTAAGGGATGGTTTGGCATCAGGATCATATTCCTCAGGTTCGAACTGATAAGACCTCACAAATGATGCGCCAGTGAATACTTCGTCATGAACATCTGGATAAAGCTGCTTATGATAATCATATATCATAGTTGCAGCATTTTTATCCGGCACTAGCTGTGTGACCATACCTAGAGCAACACCTGTCTTGTAGTTCCTGGCTTTTAAAGCGATAGCATCATCTATGGCAGCTGGACAGCTACCCTGGATGAGACTACCAACCAGTCCCGTACTAACAAGTGCACCCTTATCAGTTATCACACGCAAGCGCAAATATCCATTTGAGCGTGCAGGCTTTAATCTCTTAAGCCCTGACCCATGCAATATTCTAGCCATTAAGGCAGGAATACCGCACCATTTCTTCACC